GTATTACATTGACTAACTGGCGTTTGGCTCGTTATACATTCAGCGCCACTGAACCGTATACTGCACCTGCAGACGGACGTCTATGGTACTACAGCGATCCTACAGCAGTTGACATTATGATTGCCGACACTAACGGATGGAGAGGATACAAGAATGTGAGCCGCGATGCTCGTGGTTACAACTTGCAAGATACTGATCCGCGTGGTATTATTGTAGCAGCTAGTGAGCCACAAACTCAAAGCGATAGTACTGACTTAGTTCCTGGCGATTTGTGGCTTGACAGCAATGATTTGGAAAACTATCCAATGATTTATCGTTACACTGCAACTGGCAAGTGGCAATTGATTGACAACACAGATCGTGTAAGTCAAAACGGAATCGTATTTGCTGATGCACGTTGGGACGGATTCAGTGACGACACTGGCGGAACGACAGATCCGATTACTGGCGATTACCCAAGTTGCGCAGAAATGCAGCACAGCAACTACATTGACTTAGATGCACCTGATTACAGATTGTTCCCACGTGGCACATTGTTGTTCAACACACGCCGAAGCGGATATAACGTTAAGCAGTATGTAAGCAATTACTTCAACGAACAGGCATACCCAAATGACGTCTTACCAGATGTTAGGGCTGCATGGGTCACTGACAGCGGAAACAAGGAAGACGGAACACCGTATGCTGGACACCACGCCCAACGTGCCCTAATTGTACGTGCTCTTAAGGCTGCATTAGACGGTAGCTTGGATATTCGTGAAGAGGGATACAACTTCAACTTGTTAGTTTGCCCTGGTTACCCAGAGCTGGTTCCTAACTTGATTGCATTAAACAATGATCGTAGCAATACTGGCTTTATTATTGGCGACACCCCAATGACAATGCCTGCAACTATCAATGCAATTACAGAATATAACAATACTGTAGCAGTTAACCGCGATCCATACGTGGCATTGTATTACCCAGCCGGATTGACTAACGACCTAAGTGGTAATGAAATTGTTGTTCCGGCAAGTCATATCATGTTGCGTACATATATTCGCAATGACAACGTGGCATATCAGTGGTTTGCACCGGCTGGTACACGTCGTGGCCTAGTCGACAATGCAACTGGCATTGGTTATGTTGATGCAAATAGCGGATTGTTTATCAAAACTGGTATCAGCAATAGTATTCGTGATGCTATGTATGAACAAAACTTGAACCCAATTACATTATTGTACGGAACAGGTTTAGTAGTGTATGGACAGAAAACACGTAACCCAACTACTAGCTCGTTAGATCGAGTAAACGTAGCACGTTTAGTTAACTATCTACGTACAGTGTTGCAACCATTGGCCAACCAGTTCTTGTTTGAGCCTAACGACAAGGTTACTCGTGACCAAGTAAAGCAAGTTGTCGAAAGTGTGTTGAATGATTTGATTGCAAAACGTGGTTTGTATGACTACTTGGTAGTCTGTGACACTAGCAATAACACTTCGGATCGTATCGCAAGAAACGAACTATATATTGATATTGCTGTTGAACCGATGAAGGCTGTTGAATTTATTTACATCCCGATTCGTTTGAAGAACCCAGGCGCTATTAGTGGCGGTGCTGCTTAAAGTAAGTACATAATGAAGCGGGTATCCCGCTTCATTAGCCAACCAAAAATAGCTAAATAATTGCAACAGGAGAAAAGAATATGGCAGTCGCATCGTTGACAAAATTCACAGTACCACTGGCTACAGATCAAAGCGCATCTAGCCAGGGTCTATTAATGCCCAAACTACCCTTTAGATTTAGGGCAAGTTTTGAGGGCTTCGGAGTTAGTTCTAATAGAGTGGAACTAACAAAACAGGTGGTAAGTTTTGCTAGACCTACAGTTACCTTTGGTGATATTGTAGTTGATGTTTATAACAGTAAAGTGAAACTAGCCGGAAAGCCTGATTGGAGTGATGTACAGGTTGTATTGCGAGACGATGCTCCTGGTAACGTTACTAAATTAGTCGGTGAGCAAGTGCAAAAGCAGTTCGACTTTATGGAACAAAGTTCGGCAGCTTCCGGTATTGATTATAAATTTATCTGCCGTGTAGAGATGCTTGATGGTGGCAACGGCGTTAACGAGCCAACGGTGCTCGAGACATGGGAATTGTATGGATGCTATATCCAAAGCGCCGCCTACGGCGAACTAAGTTATAGCGCCAACGATCCTGTACAAATTACTCTTACTCTCAAGTATGATAATGCTGTACAGACACCTGGAGGCGTCGGAATTGGCACGTTTATCGGACGTACAATTGGACAAAATATAACAATGTAACGCCCTGGTACCACTTGAAACCCGACCGCGGTCGGGTTTTTTTGTGGAATAAATATTGTAAAGGATTCCTTATTGTGGCTGATTTATTCACTGATGTATTCAAATTTGCCGGCTCTGTAGCAAATCAGGCTTTGACACCTGATAATCTCAGAGATTACCGTCATGCTAGCAAACTGTTTGTTGACGATCAGTACAAGCTCATGCCCAAACTTGGGTTTTTATTTCATGTATTCTTTGATATTAACCCATCAGCTGAGTACTCAGATCCACAAAATCCTAATAGAAATAAAGAAATAGGCATGTTGGTTAAGAATGTATCCTTGCCTAAATTTACTATTGACACTAAGAAGTATAACGCATACAATCGTCCAAATTTTGCACAAAGTAAAGTTAACTTTGATCCGCTGAATATTACATTCCATGATGATAGCGCAGATGTAATAAGAAATTTCTGGTTTGATTACTACAATTATTACTACAGGGACTCTGATTATTCTGAGTCTTTATACCGCACTAATCACAAATATAGCCCAACACGCTCTACAGACAAGTGGGGGTTTAGTCCTAGGAATGGCCTCGGTCAACCTTATCTTAACAGTATACGGATATACAGTTTGCACCAAAAGAGATTCAGTGAATACGTATTAGTCAATCCCATAATTAAATCTTTTAGGCACGGAGAACATGCTCAAGGTCAGTCTGAGACTATGCAGCATGAAATGACTATAGAATACGAGTCTGTGTTGTATTTTTATGGATCAGTGACCCCAAGCAATGTCAAGGGCTTTATTGACATGCATTATGACAAGATGCCAAGTCCATTGACGCCTGCAGGTGGAGGGACTCGCAGTATATTAGGCCCCGGCGGATTACTAGAAACTGGCGACGATGTAATACATGATTTGGCCGAGGGCAACTACGGTGCTGCTTTATTCAAAGGGCTCAAAGGAGTTCAAAATGCAAAGAACATGGATTTGAAATCGGCGGCCATCGGTGAGTTGCTCTCATTAGGAACCGGGGTACTAAGGGGCAATAATCCCGCTAGTTCAATATTCGTGCCCAGTTTGCCGGGATTGACGCAAGATATTACCACTATCGGTGCTAGACTTGGCCTAAGTGCTTTAGGCGGCGGTAGTAGCAATAGTTGGTTAGCCGGCGCAGCTGGTCTAGGTCTGTCTGCATTGGGCTTTTCTGGGACTCGAAGTGAGGAAGTAACAGCCGCTAGTAGTAATGAAACAGAAGAATGGCCTGCAACTGATTACGACGATTGGCCAGCGCCAGATGAGTCTGATGTATTAGCTTCATGGGATGTTTCGGATTCTGTTGAAGTTAGTGAAGCCAACTACGGTGACGAAGATGCTTCTTTACGCACAACTAATCAGGAAAGCATTAACAGCCCCGGGGACATGTTGGCTATTGAGAACAACATTGACAAAACTAAGCGTAACATGGCATCATTGCAAAATGATATAAACACACAGACACAGTTAAGACAAGCTGCCGAAGCCGCTGTGTCGAGATTGGATGCAGTTCGAAATAGCTTAATTCAATCTGGCGCCAACCCATCGGATCCGGCAGTAAAAGAAATTCAACGCCAAATCGATCAGCAAATTGAAATTAGTGCCACAAATGATGCCATCATTGATCAGCTTAATGCAGACTTTGCAGCATTCAATAATAGACTTACAAATCTAAATACACAGTACAACTCTTTAAATTAATATGGCACAACCTAGTAACATTGGCAGTATCAACGCCAGCAGCACTAAAGACACAAAAGCATTCTTTAATAACACAAACTTGCCACCTATTTCGGTAAGTCAAAACGTAGATGATGCTGTAGTTGCGTACTTTGAACAGATTGCTGATTCTAAAGAATCAGCAAAGGCACTAGCAGCGGCGGTAATATTAACTAGTGTTAGCCAGGGTGTTGACCCTATGGAGACTTTGCAGCAGTTTATGAAAATGGATCGTGCTCAGCTCAACAGTTACACTACTATGTTTTTGAACTTGAATCGAGTTGGGACTAGTTATCTTGGTATAAACAATAGTCCTACAGTTTCTAAGTATGTGGCTAGGATGATTAGGCCTTAATATGAGTAAGTATGCAAACGGCAAGTTTCAAGTAAAAAACTCTGAAAAATATGTAGGAAAGAAAACTCCAACGTATCGATCGGGTTGGGAATTTACTTTTATGACTTTTTGTGACAACAACCCAGCGGTAGTGAACTGGGCCAGTGAGCCGTTTATGATACCGTATCGTAATCCATTCACTGGTAAAAATACAGTATACGTTCCTGACTTT